TAGGATTAGACCAAGAAGATATGAATAATGACGGCTTGATAGATAATAAAAGCAGCAAGAAAGCTATGGAATTATTACTTAAATATGATATAACAGAATTAGAGATAGTTACAATATAGTTTTAATTCCTTATATTGCCGATAAATTATAGAAATTATGGCAAAAAGAAAAAGAAGTAAAAGGATTTGGTGCACTGAAGAAGAGGTTATAATCTTTAGAGGAATACAAGAACAAGCAAAGACCCACAACTTAAACTTAAAAGACGTTCATTCGGGCTGGGTTAAAAATAAAGATAGTTCTTTATACTTCCAAAACCCTAACTTTAAAAAAGGTAACGAAGATCAATTTGCAAAAGACTTAGTAGAATCTTTAACAGAGCATTCACCTAATTATATCACAATAGTTAGAGAGAAGATTGAAGATGGTCATTTATTAGTAGTTGACCCTGCTGATATTCATATCGGTAAACTCTGTACAGCCTTTGAAACTGGAAAGAGTTATAACTCACAGAAAGCAGTTAAACAAGTTTTAAAAGGTGTAGACGGTTTAATAAGTAAATCCAACGGCTTTAATATAGATAAGATTCTATTCATAGGAGGTAACGATATACTACACATAGACACGCCACATAGAACCACAACAAGCGGAACAAATCAAGATACTGATGGAATGTGGTACGAGAACTTCCTTACAGCTAAAAAACTCTATGTTGATATACTTGAAAAATTGATGTGCATCTCAGATGTTCACTTCACATTTAATCCATCTAACCATGATTACATGAGTGGATTTATGCTTGCTGAAGTAATTAAAGCACATTTTAATAATTGTGAGAATATTACTTTTGATTGTGGAATCTCACATAGAAAATATTTTAGATACCATAAAAATCTAATAGGAACTACTCACGGAGATGGTGCAAAACAGATTGACTTAGGTAGTTTGATGAGTGTTGAAGCTAAAAAAGATTGGGCAGATGTAGAGTTTAGATATTTTTATACTCACCATGTACACCATAAAACAGCAAAAGACTATATCAATGTAACGGTGGAAAGTTTAAGAAGCCCAAGCCCTGCGGATAGTTGGCATCATAGGAACGGGTATGTAAATCAAGCAGCGGTTGAAGCATTTATACATTCTAAAGGAAACGGTCAAGTCGCTAGATTAACTCATTATTTGTAAGATATGGCACATAAAAAATATTTAACTAAAGAGGCTAAAAATAAAGCCTTGTCTGATAATAGTAAAAAATATCTTAAAACTAGGTTTGGTAAAGTTGTAATGACTTATAATAATATGAATCGCCGAGTTCGTGGATATGTTAAAAAGCATATCTATGAAGATTTGGATTTACTAGACAGAGAAACGTTTTATTTGTTCTCAAAAGAATCAGAAGATTATAACTACCTATTTGATAAATGGGTTGAATCGGATTACGATAGAAAACTATCACCATCAATTGACCGTATAGATTCTAAACAAGGATATGTTATCGGCAATATTAGATGGATAACACACTCAGAGAATAGTAGATTAGGCGCATTAAGTAGGTTCGGTAAATTATGAAAATAGATAAAAATAAGATAATCATTCTTTTCTTATGCGTTGCTTTAGTTGGTTCTTTCGTTTTAAGACCATCTAAGGAGCATTTAAGCGACTTTTATATTAATAAGTATAAAGACCTTCAGAGAGAAAAAGATAGTGCGTTAAATCAAATAAAAATATTAGACAAAAAAATAATTAATTTAAACAAACAATATAATGAAGTGGATAGTATTTATAATGATATTTCTAAAGATGAGCTTCGTGAACGGGCAAACGTTATCTTCAGATACAATTTGCTTCAAGACAGAAGAGGCAAAGTTTCTATTAAGTAGTACAGAGAAGTACTATATTTGTGATTCATTAATAAAAATATATGAAGCGAAAACTAATAGTTTATTTGAGGTTGTACAAACGCAAGGCGATCAACTCCAACTGGGTGAAGCAGTCATCAACGCTCAGTTCAATGAGATAGATAAATTACAGAAGCAAAAAAAGCTCCTAACTTTTGGATTAGGAACTTCAATTGCTGGTTTGTTGGTGTTTATATTTCTATAACAAGCTAGATAAAATCCATTGACTGCGTCAACGTATATAATTTTATCATTGTGTTAGCAAGCATTAAAACGTTAATTATAATGTTTTTCACAGCTATTACAGTAGTTGTACGTTTTGTTTACATATTCACTATTACAATAAGGGCATTTGCTAACATCATATAAACCAAATAATTCGCTACCATTTTTTAGTTTTTCATCTAATCTTTTCTCTGCTTCTGGGTCTATATTTTCAAAAGCCTTTTTTATTATATCGCTCATAACTTTGTTTATATTAGTTCATTATAAATCAAGTTTAAACGTAGCTTCCCAATACTCTAAATCAATCTCTTTAATCTTCTTAGCGTTCTCTTTAATCTTTCGCATTGCTTCTGCTTTCTGTGTTTTGGTTACGTCTGTACCTGACCATTCAGCATTGATCTTAGCGTTATTCTGAAGTAGCTTATAAATACGCTTCTTTACTGTTTTACTTGTTTTGTATGTTTTCATAGTTTATCTATTTACACTTTCAAATATACAACAATATTCCAAATCGCAATACAGAATACTCTTATTTATAATCATTCTAAATTACGCTTTAAAGTTTGCAAGTGTCAAATTAATAACTATCTTTGTAAGGTCAATAGTGACTAAAACAAATAAATATATTATGAAAGTAAAAAGAAAAGCTAAAGAAGGTTTCAAACCTGTGGTTATTGAATTAAAATTAGAAAGTCAAAGTGAGGTTGATGCTGTATTTTCAATAACACGACTTAATTGTTCTATACCTGAATTGGTTGGGGATGAAGGTTCTTTCAACTATAAGATAATAAAGAAATTATTAAATAATTTATATAACGCAATTGAAAATGAAGAAAATTAGAGTTAGTACATACGCCAAAGAGAACGATAAATCTACTCAGTGGGCATATGATGAAATTAAAAAAGGTAATGTCAAGTCTGAGAAAATTGACGGGGTTACATTTATAATAATTGACAAATGAAGATAGAAGAAGAAAAGGAGTATCTGATTAAAGAAGAAGCGCACGAGAAACTTCTAAACGCTTTAAATAATGCTCACAGAGAGTTTAACCAGTTTAAAGACTTAACACCTCCTGAGATGTTAGAAGCTGCGTCTGAAATTATACTACAATACAATTATAAAGACGCGGTAATTAAGCACCAAAAAGAAATAATTAACAAACTTAAAAATCAAATAAAATGAAAGAGATCAACAAGGCAATTATATCTGTAATGAAAACGGTCAAGGGCATGGAGAAAAACTCCAACGTTGGAAGCGGTAATAACTCATATAACGGAACAAAAGACCAAGACGTTAAAGAAGTGTTTAATACAGCTTTAGCTGATAACGGTTTATGTATTTTACCTACTGAAATAGATGAAACAACAGAGGTTAAAAGATGGGAAGAAACTACCCAATGGGGAACGAAACAAAAACAGTCTGTTTTTACTAAGGTTAAAACAAAATACTTATTAATCCATGAAAGTGGAGAGTCAATTGAATTAGCTGGTTATGGTCATGGTGTAGATTCACAAGATAAGGGAGCAGGTAAAGCTACAACTTATGCTTTAAAGAATTGTTTGCTTTATTCATTCTTAACACCAGTAGGTAAAATTGATGATACTGAAACAACGCATTCAGAAGAAATTGAAGTGCCAAAACCACCTAAAAGAGTTTTAACAATTAATTCTAAACCATTCGATAAAGGTATTGAAAAAGGAATGACAGTTGAAGAAATATCAGAATATTATACAATCTCTGAAGAAGTAGCAACAGAATACAAAAAGCAATTAAATGAATCTCTCAAAGCGTAGAAGAAAGCTATCCCTAAACAACGCATTTAAACAAATGTGGTTAGATGCCTTTGATGAAGCGTGTGCGACTGCTAATAAGAATATGGAGTTGACAGGTTCTCGTAGATGGTCAGATAATGATAGGGATGAAATAGAGTTTTGCAGGGCTAAGTATAGAAGCTATCTAACATACCACAACCTGCAAGATCAGCATAGAAGTTATGACAGATATGTAAACGGTATGCAAAAAATTATGTAAATTAGTAAATAAATAATAAAAAGTAAAAGTTATGAATTACAAGATGAAAGGTTTTATCAGCCAAATAGATAACATTAAAACATTAGACAACGGTGCTAAAATTATCACTTACAGAATTAACAACGAAGAACCGTATAACAATATCGTTCAGTTTGAAATGTATAAAAAGCCAGAGTTTGCAGAACACGTTGAGAACTTTGTTAAATACAATAAAGTTGGCGATAGAGTAGAGGTTGAATTTAATATCGCTTCAAGAGAATGGGACGGTAAACTATACACTTCTTTAAAGCATTGGAAGATTGAGAAGTTAACAGAGCAAGAAAACGCTATTCAAGGCGAAGCTTTAACGGCTGCACAAATGGGTGATGATAGTGAAAATGATGATCTCCCGTTCTGAGCAAAGAAATTAATTAATAAATTCGATTTAGATTATGACATTAAGTAAGATAAATAAAAAATAAAATTATGAAAAACAAGACAATGCTGACTTATAAATACGATTTTATAAATACGATTTTTAAATCACAAACAAACGGGATAGATAAATTTGGTCAAAACTTTAAACCAAATGGTGAATTTGATATTTTATGCCATGAATTTATAACAGAGTTGGGCGGTATAACTTTAAAAAATGGTTATAACTGTATAGTAGAGGGTATTAAAATGGATACTTGGAAGCATAGGATATGGAAGATAGTTGAAGAAGCTGGATTATTACCTGAGTAGTTATGAAAAACCAATCACAAATACAACGTGAAGAATCTAAAAGATTAGCGTTAATAGAGTTGAAAAAGATAGATTATAATCCTGTGTATTTACACAAACTATTTAATGATACTCCTTTATATGATAAGTCTTTAAATAATCCTAATAATGTTGATTCTGTTTTAGATTTAATTATGGAGATAACATTAAATGTGTTTGGTTGTGAAAAAGAAGTAGTTTTATCTAATTCAAGAAAAACAGAGATATCAAAAACAAGGCAAGCACTTGGCTATTTAATGAGCCGTCACACAAATGCGATACAAGAAGTTATATCTAATAAGATAAATGTTGACAGAGGGTGTTTGCCTTATTACAACAGGGTTACAAATAAAAGACTTAAACATAATATAGATAGAGATTATCTAAGTAAGATTAGAGAGATTGAAACAATTATCTATGAATTAAAAATTAATTAATAAACACTTGCTATATTAAAATAAAGTAGTATATTTGTAAGAGTTGCGGTCTGAAACCATAGGCAACAAAGAGATTTAAACTAGACCTCTATAATGAAACAAGCTTCAGACCCTTGTGGATTTATAGGGGTTTTATTATTTAATAGTTTATCGGTAACTTAAAACCGTTATTATTATGGCAAGAATAGAATTAAGGCATTTAGATTGTACTTGTGACAACTATGCAACAGTAGAAATAAATAGAGAAATATCTAATTATTCAGAAAATCATATTAAAATTGATTTTTACGACACAACAACCTGTCGAATAACTCCATTAATACTAGACATCTCAACAGCGATTAAATTTGCTAAGACATTGCGAACTGAGATTAATAAGATTAAGGAGGTTCAAGATGAAAACAATTAAAGGTTATTCTAAAAAATATGGTGAACATTTAATATATGTAGATGATGAAGATTATGATAGATTAAATATTTTTAAATGGGGAATAAGATTTACTAAAAATACTAAATACGCTAGAAGATGGGAGGTTATTAACGGGAAAGTAAAATGGTTTCATATGCACAGAGAAATATTAAGAATTACTAGTGATATGGTTGTAGACCACAAAGACCATAACGGACTTAACAACTGTAAAGAAAATTTAAGAGTTTGTACAAAAAAAGAAAATAATAAAAATAAAACTTCAATGGTTGGTAGTTCTTCAAAGTACTTAGGAGTTTGTGTTTATTTATCTAAAGAAAAGAAGATAAGTAAATCATCTGGTGAGGAGTACATTTATGAAAGAATAAGGATTCAAGCCACTATAAGGGTAAACGGTAGAGCTATAAAAATAGGTCACTATAAAACAGAAGAAGAAGCAGCGAAGGCTTACAACGAGTATGCTGCTAAATATCATGGAGAATTTGCAAATTTAAACAAGATTGGAGGGAGAAATGTCTAAATTAGGTTATACATGGTATCCTAAAGATTGGGGTAACTCTGAAGCAGTCTTTGAACTTACATTAGTAGAACGTGGCTTATATCGTGAATTAATTGATATGGCTATGCTTAACGACAATCAAACTATTATTAATGATAATGTTTGGGCTAGGAAGTTTGGCTCTTCAGTAGAAGAAATAGAATCAATACTATTGACTTTAGAAAGGTTAAAATTAATAGAAGTTACTAATGAATTTTTGTTTATTCCATCATGTGAAAGTAGGTTGGTTTTAGTTAGAGCAGGGCGTAAAGGAGGTCAAAAAAGTAAGCCTAACCCGAAGCCTATTAGCAAGCCTTTATCGAAGCCTAACCCGAAGCAAATAGAAAAGAAAGAGAAAGGAAAAGAAAAGGAAATAGAAAAAGAAATATTTATTAAAGAGGAGATTTGGTTAAAATTCCAATCTTGGATTAAAGACAACCAACTAAATAAAGATAAAGTTTATGCTCAATTTGATAAAGCGTGGTTCTACTATGAAGATTTAGAATGGAAGAACAAGAACGGGAAAGTAGTAATCAATCCAGTAAGCACAATTAGAAACAATTGGTTTAAAGAATTGGATGAATACAAACTAAGCAGAAGAGAAATAAACGATCTTAGACCACCATTAAAAACTATTTTTACAGACGGGAGATGATACACAAAGAAACAGATGGTTTAGAACACCTAACAAGTCTAAGAGATGGAACGTTTAAATTAGGTTTAGGGATAGATTGTGATTTAGATATAAACCTTAGATACAAAAAAGGTAATCTTGTTGTGATGGCTGGACACGCCAATGTAGGTAAGACAGCTTCAATACTATTCTACTTTACAGCACTTGCTAAAATACACGGTTTAAAGTTTGCGGTATTAAGTTCTGAAAATGAAATAGGAAGTATAAAAGACGATATTATTACTTTCTTTACAGGACAAGAAGTTGCTAAATTAGATACTGCTGATTTTGAATATGCTCACTACTGGTTAAATGAACATTTTAAATTCATTAACTTTGAAGGGTTCTTTGAAGAGAATAAACGATTAATGAATCATAGAGATGTTTTAGGGATTATAGATAATTTACCAATAGAGCACAACTTTACACCTGATGCGTTTGTATTAGATCCTTACAACTCTTTAGGTAAAGATGAAGATTTACCAAAGAATCAGCATTTATACGATTATACGGTAATGGCAGAACTTAGGATCTACTGCAAGAAGAATAACAAAGCTTGTTATATTTTAGCGCATGGAGTTACTGAAGCATTAAGAAAAACACACAGTAAAGAACATGATTTTGCTGGTTATACTATACCTTTGTTATCAGCAGATATAGAAGGCGGTGGTAAGTTTGTTAATCGTTGTGATGACTTTGTAGTGATACACCGATACACTAGCCATAAAACAGAATGGAGTAAAACAGAATGGCATGTTTTAAAAGTTAAGAATACAAAAACGGGAGGCAAACCAACATTTAGAGAAAACCCAGTAGTGCTAAGAGCCTTACCAAACATCACAGGGTTTGAAGTTTACATAAAAGAAGAGAACTTTGCAGAACCTTCAAAGGTGGTTAATCCAATAACGCAAGAAAAGAAAGAATTAAAAGAACCTAAACCGTTAAAACCTAATAAACACTTTCAAGATTTAGATGAAGAGATTAAAAGATATGGAATAGAATATAAACCTTTTAAATTTAAAAATGATGATACTAAGAATTGATGATATTGAGGATTACCTAGATAAAGATGATGTAATTGAGTTAGCAGAGTTACATGATTTACAAGTTATAGATATGGAAGTCGATACTTTTGGTTTAGACTTTAAAAAATTAACAATGAACGATTCTGAGAAAATAAAAGTATTTATTGAAAAGTTTCAATATGTGCCATTGCAAGATTTGGAAAAATTCTTAAATAATTATAAGTTATGATTTATCAAAGTGAAATAGTAGTTCTAGTAAAACGTTCAATTGCGAATAGTATTAGGAAAAAATTAGCTGGATGCGGTTTTGTTACGCAGGTAAATGAGGTGTCTGATACTCCTATTGGAGAGGTGGATAATTTTAGGATAGTAATTTACCATGAATCCTTCAAAGATTTTATTTGTGAAAAAACTGGGTATGATAAGACACAATTTGTAGATAAACTATGATTGATTTAAACGTGATGCTTGCTAGGTCTTATTTAAACATCATTTCAAGCCGTTCTAAGGACTTAAAACACTCTGAGCATATAGATAATACAATTGATATTTTAAATGGCTTAGAAACGTGGAGACAACAAGCGATAAAAAGAATACTGGAAGATAACAAAAAAATTACTATCTTAACAACTGAATTACAGACTGCAAAGTTAGAGATTAGTAAGGTTAATTCTGAAGCAGATAGTTTAGAGAGGGAGAATATGGAGTTAAGAAAACAAATGGAGACGCTGTTAAAACAGTTAGAAGATAAATTTTAAAGATTATGCCTATTAAATGTAGGAACTGTAAACAACCTCACAACCCGTACAACTCGCTTGATAACTGGTGCAAGGCTATTGATTGTCAAGTTGCTAAAGGAATACATCTATTAAACGAAGATAAGAGACAGAAAGAGAAAGCCCAAACCAAAGCTAAAAAAGGTTTAGATAAAACAAGGGAACAAGATAAAACCAACCGTTCTAAAGAGTATCTAAAAACTGAGATACAAAAACTGTCTAGGCTAATAGATGCTAGATTTAATTTTTGTTGTTGTTGTTGTAATAAACCGATAGATGGCACTGGACACGGCGCGCACTACCATAATAAAAAAGGAAACGAGAATATAATGTTTAACTTACACAACATAAACCGAAGTAGGGCGCATTGTAATATGTTTAGTTCTGAACACAAAAAAGGATATAGAGAAGAAATGATAAGAAGATATGGTCAAGAGTACGCTGATTATTTAGAGTATGATATAAGGCTTATTTATAAAGAAATGCACTTTACCTCACTAGAGATAAAACAAGCTCTTAAAACGACTAGAAGGTTGATTAAAGACTTTGACACGTTTCAATTAACTAACCCGATATTAACTAGAGATAGGTTTAATACTTTAATAGGGTTGTATAAAATAGAGTATTACTCATAACGGCTAGTATAAAAATTGAAGCGTGTAAAAAGACACAAAATTTAGAATTAAAAACAAATTAAAATAAATAATAACAGAACAATGACAAAGCAGAATTTAGCTTTTGTTTTTATACATTGTTGTAAAATCGTTTTATTATGAAGCAAAAAACAACTTGGTTAGATACATACTTGAATAAGTACAAATGGTATAGAAAACTAAGAAAAGGGATATGGTATAAACACCAATTTACAAAAGATGCAGAACAACTAACATTTGCAGAAGGTGGTGTTTGGTGGGCTAGGTATGACAAAATAAATAGATACTCTGATGTTGTTGCGTTTGAGGTTTACTAAATGTTTTACAACGGTTAGTATAACAAGTCGTTTTAATGCTTGTTATACATTGTTGTAAGTAGTACGGATTGATGACTAAAATTATAAAAATATGTTTAGAATAAAATGCAGTAACGGATTGTACGTAGAAAAAACCACTTATGGAACTTGGCTGACATACAGCAAAAAAGGAAAGATATTTAAAAGTGAAAACTTAGTTTACAAAAACTTAGACTTATGCGAGGAATTTGTAGAGAAAAGTAAAAGTGATAAATATAAAAACTTAACTTTTAAAATAGAGGAATTGTAGTATTACTTACAAAGCAGCGGTAAATTTTCGTTTTAATGAAATTTACTAAACGTTATGAGTATTTTGTAAACAACCAGCTTTACAAAAATAGTCAAAAGTAAACTAATAAGTTGACAAATGAAGATACATGCACAGATAGACCACCAAAAAAGAATTATTCCATTATACGATTCAGATGCCGATAAGCTGAGAAAGATTAACAGAGGTGTAGATTTGGAGATTGAGATTAAGCAACCTAGAAACTACAAGTTCTTAAAAAAGTTTTTTGCATTAATAAATATGGTTTATGAGAATCAAGACATCTACGTTAATATAGACCATTTAAGAAAGGATTTAACTATTGAAGCTGGATTCTATGAAGAGCACGCCGATTTTAACGGAGAGATAATAAGAACGGCTAAAAGTATATCATTCGCTAAGATGACAGAATCAGAGTTTTCTGATTTATACGGTAAGTTTTGTGATACTGTTATTAGGTTAATGGGTTGGGATACTGAGTTAATAGAGGAAAACATTGAAAGTTTTTTATAGTTCCTTATTTAGAATGAATATAAATAACGCTTTAAAGTTGCAAAGTATCAAATTAATGTATTATATTTGTCTAAACAAAAACAAAACGATTATGAAAACAGAAATTAGTAAACAAGTTTTTCACCCATATAATTTATGGGAGGATCATAAGCATGGATTTTATAATAATATATCAGGAAGCAATAAAATGCAAATGATTTTAGATGTTGTAACTTTATTTAGTAATCCAACTGAAACAAACTTATACATGAATAGGGTTGTTAAGGAGTGGAAATTTTCTTGTGAACATAACTTCACTAATCCATCAATGAATAGAATTGCTTATTTAGGTCAAGCGGCTTGTGCTCTTTATAAAGGTATTCCTTCAACTGTAACTATGGAAGCATGGCATGAAGTACCAGATAATTATAAAGAAATAGCAAATCAGATAGCAGAAGATTGTATTGTTAAGTGGGAGAAAAATTATAGTTTATGCCAAAAATAGCGCTAGGAAAAAATGTATTTGATGCAGCAAGAGAGAGAATAGAGTATACTTTTGATAATTTTGAAAGAATATCTTTAAGTTTTTCAGCTGGAAAAGATTCAACAGTTATGCTTCACATGGTAATGGATGAAGCGATAAAAAGAGGTCAAAAAATAGGTGTTTTACTGATTGATTTAGAAGGTCAATATAAACTAACTATTGATCACGCAAAAGAATGTTTTAAAATGTACTCAGATTATATAGATTTGTATTGGGTTTGCCTACCTATACATCTTAGAAATGCAGTGAGTAATTTTGAGCCATTTTGGAAGTGTTGGGATTTAGAAGCTAAAGAAGACTGGATAAGACATCAACCTGAAGAAGCTATCACAGATTTAAATTACTTCCCGTTTTTTACTGATGGAATGGAGTTTGAGGAGTTTGTTCCTGAATTTGGAGAATGGTATGCTGAAGGGCTTTCTTGCGCTACATTTGTAGGTATTAGGACAGATGAAAGTTTAAACAGGTTTAGAACAATTGCTAGCACATCAAAAGAAACTTTTAATAACAAGCAATGGACTACGAAAGTGACTGAGAACAGCTACAATGTATATCCTATTTACGATTGGAGAACGGAAGATATTTGGATTTACCACTATAAGAATCCAAACAAAAGACATAACGAACTTTATGATATGATGCATAAGGCTGGCTTAACAATACATCAACAGAGGATATGTCAGCCCTACGGAGATGATCAAAGAAGGGGTTTGCATTTGTTTCACATAATAGAACCTGAAACATGGGCTAAGGTAGTCGCAAGGGTTAATGGTGCTAATAGTGGTGCTTTATATGTTCAAAACACTGGGAATATAACTGGCTACGGAAAGATAACATTACCACCTAACCATACTTGGGAGAGTTTTAGTAGAATGATTCTTGACACATTACCATTACAAACAAAAGAGCATTACTTAAATAAGATTTTTACTTATATAAAATGGTGGAAAGACAGAGGTTATGCAAATGGTATTCCAGATTCAGTTCCAGGAGTGTTAGAAGCTAAAAAGAAAGCACCTTCATGGAGAAGGATATGTAAATCACTTTTAAGAAATGACTACTGGTGTAAAGGTCTTGGATTTACTCAGCACAAAACAGATGCTTATAAGAAGTATTTAGAATTAAAAAAGAAACAAAGAGAAATAGCAAAATTTAAATAATTAAGATATGGATTTATTCGATTTAATAAAAAAAGAAGAAAGTAAAGGTTTAAACTTTGAAGCCTTGAATACATTTAAGAAACTTGTAAACGAGATTAAACTTTACGATATACACGACAAGGTTTTAATCTTGAATGAGTTTAAAAAAATGATGCATGAAATCAGCCCATTTAATTCAGAACCTGTTGATTGTGTCTTATGGGTTAAAAACGATACTGTAGCAGCCAACGATTATAACCCGAACGCAGTAGCACCTCCTGAAATGGAACTACTTAGACTGTCAATATCTAATGACGGATATACACAGCCAATTGTCAGTATGGATAATGGAGATGAAACAAGAGAAGTGATTGATGGGTTTCATAGAAATAGGGTTGGTAAGGAGTGTGAGGATATACAAAAAAGAGTTCATGGATACCTTCCAGTTGTTACAATTAGGGAGAGCCAGTTAGGTAAAGGTGATAGAATTGCTTCAACTATAAGGCATAATAGAGCAAGAGGTAAACATATGGTTGAAGCAATGAGTGATATTGTTTTAGATCTTAAAAAAAGAAATTGGAGTGATAAAAAAATAGCTAAAGAACTGGGAATGGATGCTGATGAAGTTTTGAGATTAGGACAAATAACTGGTTTAGCTGAGTTGTTTGCAGACAAGGATTTTAATGAAGCATGGAAAGCAGAAACTTATCAAGAAGATGAAGTTATTGAGTAGAATGACCAACCCATACAAAACCCACCTAACCAAGACAGAGCGAACAGCTTTAAAGCTAACCTACATAGGTTTATTGATTGGCTTTGTTTTGGGTGCGGTTGTGGCAAACTGTGCGGATTATTAACTAAAAAATTAAATAGAATGGAAGATAAAAAATACAAAGTAAGATTTTACCAAGACAAGACTTATGAAGTTTTGGAAAAGAAATATTACACTTATGAAGATGATGAAAGTTGGGAAAGTGTTTATCAAGGGTCGTTAGCTGATTGTGAAGCATACATAAGACTGCATGAGAACGGATATATGTAGTATTAGTGTAATATGCTAGCAAAGTTATGCCCGTCTTTAGATGGACTTTGCTTATAGTTATGAATAAGTTAAAAAGAAAAGATATGTTTACAGGAAAAGCGAAAGAGTTATTTGAAAAGTGGATGAAACCTAATCCATTAGAGCATGGTAGATATGGTCAGTTGATAAGCAATACGTTTGATAGTATGCCTTTATCAATGCAATGGGGAGTTATCCAAGACTTTGCAGATAGTTTGGGTCAGCATATGGAAACGGTTTTAGAAGAATGGGGTTTTGATATGTTAGAAACTATTCACGTTACTTCATTTAAAATTGGAATCCATGAAAGTGAATTTAATTATGACACACGCCAAGAAGCCCGCACCGCAGCAATCAATAAGTTAAACCAGTTAATAAACGAGATATGAAAAGAGAGATTAAATTTAGAGGTAAGATAATGTATAGTGGTCATGGGAATGGTTTTATTTATGGGTATTTATTTATAGAAAATCAAAAAACCATGATAAGGTGGACACACAACCCGATTACTAATGATTATACGGATATAGAGGTTAAACCCGAAACAGTTGGGCAATTCACAGGTTTAACAGATAAGAACGGAGTTGAGATTTATGAAGGGGATATTGTTAAATATGACAATGAGACTAAAGCAAAAGTTATTTTTAAAGAAGGTGCTTTTTGCGGTTATGATGGATATGCAATGTCAAGTGACGAAGCTTATTTATTGCTTTCTTGTGATGACAACCCATTTAGAGGACATGACTTTGAAGTTGTAGTAATCGGAAACATTCACTTAAACCCTGAGTTATTATGAAAGACCCACAACAAGAAGCAGCGAAAGAATACGCAAAGAATTTAGGGTGTGAAGAAGGTATTTGGTTATGGAAAATAATGGCAGACTTCGCCCAACAAACCACCCACCCATTAAACCTAGAAATCGAACAGTTGAGGAAAGAGCGTGATGAATTGAAAGCTAAATATAATCTATCGCTTAAACTTAATAATAATTTAGCAAAACAATTGAATTGTGAACGTCAACAACTAAACGCCGATAAGCAAAAGAATGAGGAGTTTAAACGTATAGCTGAAATAGCTGTAAATGATGACGGTTCAAGGCGGGATGAGTACATGAGCCAATTTAACGAACTACTAACCAAATAAGACCATGAAATTCTACATTTTAATTTTCACTATCTTCAGTCTGTTGTTAATCGGCAAGGCTTTAGAGCCTGAGCAACCAACCAAGCCCAACCTAACAGAGATAAAAGACAAATGCCCGTCCAACACATTCGAGCCAATCAAATTAACGGGAGCAATCGGAAGCGTGACAACGGATAGCGTTAAAACGGATAAACTAAACTTTCCTATGTGGTGTCCGCTTATTGAGGATAAGCCGAGAAACTGGGGAACTAAAAAATAATAGATTATGAAACAAGAACAGATACAATATTGGGAGAATTTTAACTATGAGTTATATTATAGAATATTAAAGTTAAGAGCTACCCAATGATAAGCGTTATAATCCCATACAGAGAAGATAGAGGTTATCTACAACAAGCTTTAGACAGTTTAAGTTGCCAAACGTTTAAAGACTTTGAAGTTATAATAGAGCAATCTGATAACTCAGCAGGGTACAATATCAATAGAGGGATTGAGAAAGCCAAAGGAAAGTATATTTGTTATCTATGTGATGATGACATGTTAACGCTTAACTCACTTCAAGATAGGTTTGAATTTATGGAATCTAATAACTTTGATCTTATACATTCTAAAGGGCTTCAACTATTCTCTGATGGAACAGTAAGACCTTACAACTTAACCAACGAATATGCACAGTTCAATTCTATTCTTTTAGATAATGGTGTTATGGGTGGTTCTACAATGTATCGGACTGATATGTTAAAGGCTAACTTATTCAATGAAGATTTGTGGACGTGTGAAGAATGGGAACTTCACTTGCGATTATTAAACAATAATTATAAATTAGGTTTTTTAAATAAGATTACTTATATTTACCGCAGGCATGGAAAGCAAAAAAGCATTGGTAATATATCAATAGACTACCAAGCCAAAAGAGATAAGGTAAAAGAAACTATAAGGAGATGGTACACCCAACCGCAGTAATATATCCTAATGTAATAATAGAAGATAATGTTTCTATTGGTGCTTACTGCATTATTGGTGCACCTGCTGAATCGTTAAAGTACTGGCGTAAAGAATCAGAATACTCTGTAGTAATTAAGTCGGGTACAATTATAACTGGTCTATGTACAATAGATGCAGGAACAGAACAAGATACTATTATAAGCAATAACTGTTTTATAATGAAGCAAACCCATATAGGGCACGATTCATTTATAGATCATAATGTTATTATCGCTCCGCACGTTTCTGTAGGTGGTCACTGTATTATTAGCGCTAATTGTAACTTAGGTATGAATAGTGTAATTCATCAAAGGGTTACAGTGCCTAGTAAATCAATGATAGGTATGGGTGCTGTAGTAACCAAATCAAGTCAAACGTGGGCGAATGGTGTTTACGTTGGTAATCCTGCATATTTTTTAAGATGGAACAACCGAAAATAATAGTATTAACCTGCGTTCATGGTAGGCGTGAGACAGTAAGAAGGTGTTTAGATATAAACAAATTAGACACTGTTGCCGTTTATTCTCACTCAGGGGATTTAGAACTATTAAGAAACGCTGGTGTAAAGTATGTTACTCACTTCGCTAACCAACCATTAAGTGATAAATGGAATCATGGCGTAGAGTATTTAAGAAATATAGACTTCGACCATGTTATTCTAATGGGTTCTGATGATTACTTTGATTTAAACTTTTTAGAGTTTGTTAAAGCTGAAGCACCTAAATATGATTTACTAGCCTTTAAAGATATTTATTTTGAAGAGAGGGGTAAGTATTATTACTGGGGTGGTTATAAAGGTGTAAGATATGGAGAGCCAGCAGGAGCAGGTAAGGTTTATTCTAAGCGTTTCCTAGAATCTATTAACTATAATCTATTTCCAATAAGCAAAACTAAAGGCTTAGATAGTTTAAGTTGGCAGGTAGCAAAAAGAAATACTAAATTTATTAAGGTAACATCTTTAAAAGATAACGGTTTATTCCTTTGTGACATTAAAGACGGTCAAGGGCTTACTCCATTACATAAGGTTAAGGATATAATCAGAGTAAAGTGAAGAACATAATAATATCAATAGCAACTACAGGAGATAGACCAGAGCAATTAAAGCAGGCGGTTAAGTCTTTAGCTAATCAAGGCACTATACTAATCTATGATAATTCTATCAATATAGACTACACAGATAATGCTAAATTCTTTTGGTTGGAGTCATTACATGGAGCTTACTACTATCTTACCTGTGATGATGACTTAATCTATCCACCTACCTATGTAGAAGATATGATTAACGCAGTAGATAGGTACGGCACAATAGTAACGTGCCACGGCAGGGTTTTAAAAGAGGGTAGGAATAAGTACTATAAATCAGACCATGAAGAGTACAGTTTTCAACATGAGATAGTTAACCCTGTTCAATTAGATGTAGCAGGTACTGGTTGCACTGCATTTAATACAAAATACTTCAAACCTTCTATTTATAATTCACGTTATAAGTGTATGAGTGACTTAGTTTTTAGCTTAGAAGCAATTAAACAAGGTAAGGAGATAGCTTTAATGCCACATAAAAGAGATTATATCAAACCTATTCCAGTAAAAAACACTATCTTTAAACGAGAAAGCAATGGAACACAAGAAAATCAGGTCTATCTAATGAATCAGATACTTAATGAGAAAGCTAGAAGAAAGGTATAAAGACATCTTAGAGGTGTGTAGGGTTATTACAGCAGATTACTATGACCTTGCGCATGATGTAGTATTAAAGCTTTATGACAATCAAAGGGTATTAGATGAACCGTTAAACAGATTCAAGGGTTGGGTGTATGTTACTGCAAAGAATCAGAACCTAAACGAACTAAAGAAGATTAAGCCATACGAATTACAAGAATACAACTTAACAGAAGAACCAGAGTTAATATCTATTGACCCATACGAATATATTAAGAGAATCCAAGCAAGCGACTTAGGAGAGTTAGAAAGGTTGTGGATAGAATTATATTTAGATGAAGAGGGAAGCTGTCAAGACATAGCAGATAAGTTAGGTATAAGCCGTGTAACAGTTTGGAGTCACATTGAGAAGATTAAAAAGAAATTGATATGATGTATTTATTAGGGTGTGGTATAATCTTTATACTATTCAATGCGTTCTTTATTTGGATAGATAAGAAGGT